CATCAAAGAATTGTTTGTAAAATTCCTTCAAGAAGGGAGTTGAAACCATTAGGTAATCAGCATACATAAAAGCCTTTTCAACTGATTCCTTTACCTTTGTTTTCCCGAAGTGCTCCGATGCTGGGTTGGCAAGGTTTACCTCATGTAATAAATCGTCGTGGTCTAAAATAATCTTCTTCCCCATTTTCCTTGCCTCGGCTATCATTGATAACATACCGTCACCGTTGGGACGTTGAAAAAGTAAAACGTCGACGTCAATAAAATCGTACCATTTTACCGTTTCAGGATTCAAGTACTTCACCGTTAAATTTTTCATTTGCGAACGAAGCCGCTGGAATGGATTAACGGAACGGTAATAGTCAGTCGTTGGGCTACTCAGGTTTACAACTATGCCTAATCTCATTTCTTTTGTTTTTCGTAGGTGTCTAAAAGAATATGTAAGACTTGTTCCATCGAGTGACGGACTTTAGTTTCCTTCCAGAGATTGAATTGTAAATCAAGTAACTTGTTCCTTATTTTTTCATCGCGATACGAGACGCTAAAAACTGATGACATCCCTTTATTAACATTCATTTTTTTGCTCTTTTAATTTGTAATAACGTTCCATTTGGTATTTATTCACCCTCTCTTTGTTTGCTTGATACCATGCCTGGTTTTTAATCCTTTTCTCAGCCTTCTTTTCAGCTGATTGATTTTTGTGATAAAGTCTAAAATATTCCTTTTGTTTTTTCTTCTGGTAATCGGTCATATTTTCCCGATATTGCTTTTGATACTCAGGTGTCATAGCTAAAAAGGAAAGTCTGATTCAGGTTTAAAAGTCGTTGCCTCCGATACCTTTGGGTTCTCAGCCCCCGTTGGCTTGCCTCCAAATTCAAGGGAATTAACCATGCAACGAATAACCGCCGCCGCTTCCCCGTTTTTCATATAAGCATTCACGCCGCCTGATCCTTCCACGACTACAAATGTACCTTTGATAATGTGAGGCGCCAACTTAACACCACGCTCACCCCAAATTGAGCAAGTAACCCAGATTGTTTTCTCCGATGGTGTTGGGCCATATACCTTTTCCGTGTGTGCAACGGAGAAAGAACAAACGGTATTATCGCCAACGTTCTTTACTTCGGCATCAGCACCAACGCGACCACTTATTACTAATTTTATCATAATCTTATTTTCTTTATGCAAAGATAAGTTTATTTTTTTAATAAAATAAAATTTGTTTTTAAGTAAATTTATTATCTTTGTGGTGCAAGGTGGCGAAATGGTAAACGCAAGGACAGCGTAATTGCTTATAAAATGGTTTCCGAAAAAGTTGTGGGTTCGATTCCTACCCTTGCCACAAATGTTGTTCCCTTGAGAAAGGAAGATTGCGGAGATGAACAGTAAGCTCACAACACAGAGGGGTTCTCTCCCTCAAATTTAGCAAGGTGGCGGAATGTAAACGCATCAACTTAAAAGAGAGGATTTGGCAATGTTGGTTAGTGGCTAAACACCTTGTTTAAGAAGATAAAATAAACCACACCAACTAAAAGGTTTATGCTGGTATCGAGTCCAGCCCTTGCACAATTCAAAACAAAGTAAATGGTAACTAAATTAATTAAGGATTTAGAAGATAACAAAACTAACGCTTTAATTATTGGGAGCGGATCATCTTTAGATTACTTGCCTTATGCAGATATTATAAATATTTTTAAAAAGAATAGTGTTATTATATGTTTGAATGATACCTATTTATTGAAAGATATGTATTTTGATTATGCCATAAATCACCATACCGTTAAAGACCTTGATGATAATTTTCATGAAAGAATGATAAAAGACATTTATCAATATCCTTATAAATTTGTTTTATCAAATTATGATTGCAATGACATTAACCGAGGTGCTACATTTTACGAAGGCCCTTATTATAAATACGATGGTTTGCCAGTTTGCGAAAGTGCCCAAGTTTTTGTAAAGCCATTAATTGAAAAGATGGATAATTATTTGTTTGTTGGAGGTACTATTCTTTTAGATGCCATTGGCTTAGCTTATCACTTAGGCGCAAAGAATATATTTACAATGGGTGTTGATGGAGGAACAATAAATGGATATGCTTATTGCAAACAATATAGAGAAATATGGGGTGAGGATCAATATTTTGTCACTGGGCACAGCCATCGTACAATGGCATCTCTACAAAGTTTCATGGAATGGGCAACGCCTAAAGGATGGAACTTTGTAAATTTAAGCCAAAGAATGGGCAACGCTTTTCCAGTACCAAGCAATGAAGAAGTTGAATATCATAAGCAAGGTTTTAGCTACAAAGTAATTGAGGATTATCCACAATTTTAAAACTTGCTTTGAGTTCCTGAGGGATGCGTATGAAGTGACCAGCTGGGGACTTTTATTTGTAAAAAAGTAAAAAACAAATTATATGAAGATTAAAATTTACATTATAAATGATAATATGAATTTGCCAAACAGAGATTTGGAAAAAATAAACAATTATTTTGAAAACAACTTATTTGAAATAACATTTATGCCGCAAATTGGAATGAAAATTGATTTAGATGATTTTTATACTGATGATGTTATTGACGTTCTTGGATATAGTAAAATTACTGATATAATTATTTTAAGAGATTACATTGAATTACATTGTTAATTTTTATAAGAATGTAAAGGAAATTTAGTATATTTACATATCCTTTGGAACGGAGTAGACAACGTCCCAAAGGAGCTTGAAGCAAATCTTTGTTTCACCTTTGCCCCGATAGATGTCTACCTATTGGGGCATTTTTTTTGTAAAAAATTACTATGAAAATTAATATTGATGAAATCAAAATCATTAATAGAAAGAGAAACGCTGGAGATGTTAGCCAGTTATGTGCTTCTATTAATGAAATCGGATTATTGCAGCCAGTTACTGTAACTTCCGACTTTAAACTTATTGCAGGATTGCATAGGATAACAGCTTGTAAATTACTTGGATGGAAGGATATTGAAGTAAATGTCGTTGACTACGATAGTAATTTATTAAGTGAACTTGCTGAGATTGATGAAAACCTTATTAGGAATGAATTAACCGTACTTGATAAAAGCATTCAAACAAATCGTAGGAAAGAAATATACGAAATATTGCATCCAGAAACTAAACATGGTGGAGATAGGAAATCAAGTGGCACAGAATGCCACTTGATAATAAATAAAACTGAAAGTTTTGTAGAGCAAACCGCAAAAGCAACTAATCAATCCGAAAGAAAAATTAGAAAAGACGCAAGGATAGGTAAAATACTAAAACCTTTAGAACATTTAATTACAGGAACAAAATTTGAAGACAATCTTAAAGAACTTGATGAACTTGTAAAGATTGCAGACGATAAAAAAGGAGAGGGTATTGAAGTAGCAAAACAAGTGTCATTAATTGCTATTGAAAATAAAAAATATAAAATATCTGATGCTTACAAACATTATAAGAAAAATATAGAACAACAAAAAATTCAAGCATTAAGAGAGGATTCAAAAAATACATTTACAGAACCTTTAAAAGTAAAACAAGGCGAATGGTTTGAATTAGGCAAACATAAGATTTATTGCGGAAGTAATTTGGATGATAATTTTATCAATAATTTACCTAATTGTTCCTTTGCTTTTGCTGACCCTCCTTATAATGCAAATGTTGACGAATGGGATTCAGGATTTACATGGAATCAAGATTATTTACAAAATTATGCAAAAGTTGTGGCGGTAACTCCAGGGGGATGGCAAGCAAACAAATTGTATCAAGATAGTAAAATGAATTATATATGGGAATTAGCTTGCTGGATTAAAAACGGAATGACCCACGGAAAATGTGGATATTCAAACTGGATAAAAATAGCAATATTTGCTAAAGAACAAAATAAACCTAAAATATCTCAAGACTTTAAGGACATTACAATTAAAACAAGTGAAACTACCGAGACAAGCCATAAAGGTAGAAAGCCATATCCTTTAATGGAATGGTTGATAGATATGTTTACCGAAGTTGAAGATATAGTAATTGATCCTTTTTTAGGAAGCGGTACAACTCTTCTGCAGTGCGAAAAAATGGGAAGAGTTTGTTATGCGGCTGAAATGAATGTTGATTATTGTAATGACATTGTAGAAAGATTTAACAATTTAAAAAATAAAGCAAATGACTAATTTTTCAAAAAGAACCGAAAAGGGAACTGTTTTAATGAATGAATTAAAATTCAAGCTAATAAAAGACAAAGTAAATTTTTATGAGACAGGAGCCGAAAACTTTAAAAAGTCAAATAAAAATATTGTTAATGATATAAGAAAAAACAATGATTTAACCTCAAATTTTATTAGATACTTTCCTGACCTTACAATAATATTAAACGAGGCTTATTTAATAGAGGTAAAATATAGTAGCGGTATTGAAAAAAGTTGTTATGAAAATTTAATTAGCCTTGAAAATAATGGTTACAATATTTTTATTTATAGGCAAGACCTTTGTTTTTGCAAACCATCTGAATTAGCGTTTAAGTTAATGGAGCAATACGATACAATATCAAAGATTAATATACCAGTTGATGATTTTATATGGAGAAATCCAACTAAATTATCTGCAAAGGATTATAAAATTTATATTGATGCTTATAAAAACCAGCCTACAAGTGGTAATATTTTTGCATATTTTAATTACGATAAAATGAAAATGAATGTAATACCTTATGAAACCTTTATTAAAAAAGGAAGGCAAATATTAAGTAATATTGATAATGATATTATTGTGCCAGATAAACAAAATTTTAATTTGTTTTAAAATAAATTCCTTATCTTTAATCATTCTTTTGAACGGGGTGAAGGTCATTCAAAAGAACTTCGGGACAATATCCGCATTGTTTCAACTAACCCAGTACCCCTTCACGTGCTGGGTTTTTTTATAAATACTTATGAACAAGTTAAACAACAAAATCAAAGATAATTTTACTATTATCCCTAATGACATTATACGAAACAAAAGCCTAAGCGACCGCGCTCGTTTTATCTTTTGCTACATGGCTTCCATGCCTGATGACTGGAAATTTTACCAGGGCGTAATGGCGAAGGAACTGGGGTACACAAAGGACACACTCAGGAAATACATTGAAGAACTTTTGGAAACAGGGTATTTGGACAGGGAACAAAGAAGGGAGGTTGGAAAATTTGATAGTTATGATTATACCTTAAATTTTTCACCGTGTACTAAAAAAGCCGACACGGGAAAATACCGCGACGGTAAAAATCCGACACGGGAAAAGTCGTCACTAATAAATAAAGACTTAGAACAAAGAAAGACTATTATAAATATAAACTTAGACAAAGAGTTTGAAAACGAGTTTTCGACCTTCGAAAAAATTACAATTGATGATTCTCAAAGTTCCAAAGTAAATCCGTTTACCGTGATTTCTAAGTTGCAAAGTGAAAAAGAAAGAAAAATTGTTGCGCCGCAAAAAGAAAGAAAAGCCGACGCCGAGCCAAAAGCCGAGCGGAAGCCCAACCCGACATACGAAGCTTTTGTCGTGTTCTGCCAAACCTTTGAACAGTTATCAGGGGCGGCTTACCCGACGGATCAAAAGGGGCATTATATCATGAGCCCCAAAGATGCTGGAGGCATGGTATATCTTTTACGGTGGCTTGAAAAAGTTGATAGGAATAACGACACAAATGAGGCGTTAAAAGTATTTTTACAAGCCGCCTGGAGTCTGCCTGACAAATGGTTGAAAGCTAATTTTACCCCACCCATTTTATACGGACAGGCAAACAAAGTTTACACGGCTTACCAAACGTCTTCCCCAGCGGCAAAGAAAAAGGCGTATGACGATGAAGTGGACAGGCTTTTAGCTGAGGCGATGAAGAAATATCAAACACAATAAAAACCAACCTACATGAATTTACCAGCCATTGCAATGACAATCGAGGAAAAGATACAGGATATTCAACTTGTTATCGACAATCGAGAAAAGAGATTATTTAAAACAGGCATCATTGAAAGCCTGCCCAAAATTAACGAGGTTGTTAAAAACATCCTTCCCCTGTACGGCATTGATGCAAGTCCAGAACACTTGGTTGAGGTGACGCAGTTCATCACCACTTACAAATTAATAGCGGTTGATGAAATTAAACTGGCCTTTGAAAAGTTTGCACGACAGGAATTGAAAATTGATGACCACAAACTTTACGGCAAAGTTGACTTGGCTGCTATTGGGCGAATCCTTACCGCTTATATCAACTGGCGGCAAAAGGTTTATTTTACCGTGGATATGGAAGATGAAAAGAAAAGGGCAAAGATACAGGAAGAACAAAGACAGGTTGAGGCAAAGCGCAAGTTTTACGCAGAATTTCCCGAAATGTTAAGCGGCTTTAAAGGTGAATCATACGAAGATGTACCAGCGTATTGGTACGACGCCGCAATGGAGGCTGGCCTCATTGGTTACGCCGAAGGGGAAAAACGAGCCATTTGGGAAGAGGCTCAGGAAATTGCAAAGAAACAAAAGATACAAGCAGACAGTTACATTGATTTTAAAACCCAGTTGCATCGGGCGGCTGAGGAAAGCAAGAAGAGGGCGGTTATCATAGCGCAAAAGTTGGCGGTCTGGAGGATCGTGTTAAATAAGGCATAATTTTTCATGCAATCTGGTTTTCATGGTGGGGTATAGAAATTATACCTCACTTTTTTTAAAATAATGTTGTAAATATTTTTTTATATAAATAATTATAATTAAATTTACATATTGAAAATAACAAAAACAACCAATCATGAAAAAGCAAATGACAATTAGAGAAATTTTAAGATTATTGTATGATAGCAAAAAATATGCTGTCGTTGGTTCTGAAGAAATGAGAAACCAACAATGCAGAGATTTTTTATCATACATGAATAATCCTGACAAAATTTACAATGTTATTGACGAAGGTTCTCACCTTCTTATCTGGAACTAATTATTTTTATAAAACAACCAATTATGAGTATTACAAAATTTACCGTCAAATGTGCCCTTAACAAAAAACTTGGTCACTTTGTCCACGTTATTTTTTCCCACGGCTTTGGTCTTTATGGACAAACAAAGCCGCATTCCCCTGAGGATAACATTGAGATTCATAGCTGGGTATTTGAGCCTGAGGACATTGATTTAGAAAAATATCCAATAATTAACCGTTTTAACCTCATGCCCCTTGTTTCTGAAAACGAAATGGAATGGGTAATCATTAATAATTAAAAACCAATTTAAAACAACCAATTATGGACACTTTACCAACAACACTTACAGACAACGCATTGACCAGGTATTACGAACTTCGCATTAAATACCTTGAAGGCGAAAAAGAACGCTTGCAGAATGAAGCAAGATTTGATTACCTCATTACTTTGGATTTTTGGATTTACGCGCAACGAATGATTGAAAGTTATGTAATATTTCACAAGGAAGCACCACATGAATATTATCATGATGTGCTTAAAACAATATTGAAAAATTTAGAATCGCACAACGAAAAGGCTGAGGATACCTCAATAAATCGCTTAAGACTTGAGGTTATAACCAGATGCAATGAAGCAATTGCAAAATGCGAACAAATCACAGCAGCAAGATGAAAATACAAGACTTTGCGTTAAACGCCTCATTAACCGTTTGCCCTTCTCACATTGTTGAGCCTGATCACCTGAAAAAATGGTGGAGACAAAAAGGGGTTGGCGAACTTGAAAAATGGTTTGTCTCAGGAAACTCCATTCACTACAATGATGAAATAGACTGGAAAAAAATAAGCAACCATAAAAAACAAATGTGGTACGATTCTCAAAACTTTCAAATTCAAGCAGGAAATGAATATTCTAAAAGGCAAGGTTAAATACACGGCAGGCAAAGTTTTTGAAGGGCAATACGGGCCCTCAATCAACGCCGCCATTACATTGGATAATGGCACGGATATCCGCGTTTACGGGAAACCAGATGATAACAAGTTGATGGCTTTGAAGAAAGACGATGTCGTTACGATTATACACGACGGGAAATCTTACAAGGTGGCTTTTGATATGCTTACCGCAAACGAAATACCCGAAAAGGTACAAACACCCACGGAACAAACGAACGTGCAGCAGGCGGCAAATGTAGCCCCTAAAACGAACGGGAAATTAACTGCGGAAGAAATAAGTGAAAAGGCTACTTTCATGACAGGTATTTACGCCGACATATTTCACCAGTTGCAAGCCTCAGGACTTGAGCCAGCGCAAGCCCAGCCAGCAGCCGCGACAATATTTATACAGATAGGAAAATTCTTTTAATCTCATATTGGTATGTTTGCCCCAGCCTGAAAAATGGCTGGGGATTTACCGATACAAAAACAAAGTAAAATGGAAAAACAAGAAGAAAAGGAATTAAATAACACTTTCCCAAAAGTTGTTGATGTTTATATTACAATGAAAAACGGTGATGAGGTACGCGTTTTTAAAAAGGCAGACGACGTACAAATGGAAAGCCAAGAACAAAAAGAAACGTCAATAGAATACTTTTACGATAAGGTTCTGATTGCCTCAGAGTTTTACGAAAGTGAATACAAAGCCATTGTCGATGCTTTGAATGAGGCTAAAAAAATGTATGCTGAGGAAATCATAAAAGCCTACAACAATGGCTGGGATGAGGCAGCTTTAATGTACCACAACTTTTAACAAATAACCATGCTACTACCAAAACCATATATCTCAGTCAGCCAAATAAACCTTTGGTACAGTGACCGCCAAAAGTATATCAACCGATATTTCCTTAACCTTCCCGAAGAGCCTTCTATTTACATGAATTTCGGAAAACAATTTGCCGAAGATACCGAGGCGTATATCAAAGATGGAATCATTATGGACACCTTTCCAGATTTTTACATTGAGAAAATACGCCCCATGAAAGGGCTTGAGGCTGAGAAGGAAATAAGCCTGAGTATTAACGATATTCAAGTCAAAGGTTTCATTGACGCGTGGGACGTTCATAATAACAGGGTAATTGACTTTAAAACATCAGGAAAGCCTTGGACAATGGACACGCTGAAAACAAGCCTTCAAATGAAAGTTTATTCCCTTGCAATGTTTGTCAACGGTGACCAGATCCCTGAGTGTCAAATAAACTGGTTGGGAACAAGGAGAATGAAAAACGGTTTGATTTTTACAGGTGAAAGTTTTGAATTAAACCATACCTTTGAGATGGACGAACTTTTAAAAGCGATTGTATTAATTGAGCAGACTTGCAAAGAGATAAGCGAATGTTATACAAGTTTCATAAATAAATATTAATGAAAGAAGCAATTCGACACAACGAAAACAAAATACGTTACGACCTTTGCCCAGCTATTGCGCAAAGGGAATATGCGAAGGTTTGGACTCAGGGACTTAAAAAATATCCTGAACGAAATTGGGAAAAAGGTTTTTCCTTCTCCGTGGTTATCGCTTCCGCTATGCGTCACCTTGAAGCCATGCGACTTGGTGAAATGATTGACGAAGAAAGTGGACTTTTACACTCCGCGCATTTAATGGCAAATGCCGCAATGTTGACAGAGTTTTATTTTACTCACCCTAAATTAAATGATTTAAAGAAATGAGCAAACAAACGGCGGTTGAATGGTTAATTGAGGAAATGCATAAAAATATAGTATGGATTCCTGTACCTATGCAAGAAAAAGCCAAAGAAATGGAAAAGGAGCAAAGTCAAAATTATGCCATATTTGCTATAAGATGCGACAGGACTGAAATGAGAATATTGGAATTTAATGATTATATAAAACTTGAAGAAAACATAGAAAAATGAGCAAACAAACGGCGGTTGAATGGGTAATTGAGCAATATATTAATAAAAATCGTGGAATTGAAGTATTTATGAAAGCGATACAAATGGAAAAGGAGCAAATAATAGAGGCTCATTTACATGGTATGGATTTTATCCCTGTTGACCCAAATTATAAAGGAGATGCAGAAAATTATTACAACGAAACTTATAAAAAAGAAGAAAAATGATTTTAACAGACAAAACTATTATTGACGAAATCGCCTTAAAAAACATCGTCATTGAGCCATTAATCGAGGCAAACATTGGTACAAATAGTGTTGATTTAACGCTATCTAAAACTTTGTTGCTCTATACCGACCAGGTGTTGGATACAAGGAATAAAAACGATTATGCAGAAATTACTATTCCCGATGAAGGCATGATTTTGCAGCCGGGCATTTTATACCTTGCATCAACTGTCGAATATACGGAGACACTTCGCCATGTTCCAATTATTCAAGGAAAGTCATCATTAGGAAGACTTGGTTTATTTGTCCACATAACCGCAGGATTCGGTGATGTGAACTTTAAAGGACATTGGACTTTGGAACTTGCTTGCATTCAACCAGTAAAGATATACCCTGGCATGAAGATAGCCCAAATCTGCTACCATGACATTTCAGAAATGCCATACACCGATTATGCCTCTAAAGCCGATGCAAAGTATAAAAATCAGGGAAGTGATCCAGTTGCCTCAAAGAACTATTTAAACAAATAGCCATGACGGAAGAAGAAAGGGAAAAGCAAAGGAAATACGACCGCGATTATTACCGAAACATGCTTCCTTTTGTAAAGGAGAAAAGAAAAGAAGATGCAAGGAATAGGAATAGGGACAAATACTGGAAGTTAACAGATGAAGAAAGGCAGGCAAGGAAAGACAAAAGTCTTGCTTATTATTACGCGAATATCGAGACATTGAAAATCAAATCAAAAGCCTATCGAGAACGAAAATTAAAAAGTAAGTATGAGTGACGAGGAAAAAAAAGCACGGAAATCGGAGTATATGAAAAAATACTACCTAAACATGAGCGATTATCAAAAGGAAAAAAGGCGGTTGAAAAACCTTGAGAACAAAAAAAGGAGATACGAGGAGAATAAAATAAGCTGTAAGAATAAAAATTACGATAAATTCAAGGCTTATTATTATAAAAACATTGAAAAAATCAAGGCTTATCAAGCCGAATATCGTAAAAAACAAAAAGCTAAAAAAGAATTATGCTAACTGAAAACGAAAAACAAAAATTAGGTAAAGACATTGCACTTATCATTGTGGCCGCTGGAGGGTTGCTAACCCTTGCTTTCGCCATTTACTTTATTGTTGACACGCTAAAAAAATGGTACTAATGAAATTTGAAATAAAATACAATGACAGGCGAATGATTATTGAGGCTGAAAATGCTGAAAAGGCGCTGGAACAATTTAAAGAACTAAAAATTGATGTTAAAAACTTTGAGATAAGCATTTCGAAGTTTGGCGAACAAAGGAGATAAATGTGAAGTAGTAAGTTGTTAAAAGTGTTGTTTTTGTCCCGTATCTCATTGGTACGGGATTTTTTTTGTATTTATTTTTGTAAATATTATTATTTGTAATTATTTATATATAAATTTACATATTGAAAATAAAAAAACAAACCAGAATGGAAAAGAACATTTACACCGTGATGTATTTCGGCAATGCCAAAAGGTATCAAGATTTAAACGAAGAAGTTGAAGCTTACTCTAAGCGGCACGCTGTTGAACAAGTTTATTCAAAGATGCGAAATGAAGATTATTTCCCTGAGGATGAATTTTCGTGGTACGGACTTGTTCGCGACTGCGACGGCAATGTTATTGCTGAAGTAGGAAGCGAAAGCATCGAGTACGATGGAGGTTATTTTTATGCAGAACTAAAAATAGTTGAATAATGAAAGAGCCAATTATTGAGACATACGTCCCGCAGAACAAACGCCTTCCTTTCCAGATTGCTGGAGGCATTGGCGTTGCCTTTGTTGTTGGGTTGATTTATAGCCCAATTAACACCCAATACAATTATACTTCCTTTGTTCCTTTAATTCAAAGGGACACGGTTTACGTTCACAAAATAACGTCGCTTACTATCCAGGGCAAAGATGAAAAAAAGGAAGTTGATGAAAGCGCCTACGGATCTCGAAGCTACGGCTGGGAAATTAGAAAGCTATCAGGCGAACAACTGAGGCAAACATTGGAAGGTAGAGGTTTTAGAAATTTAAAAGGAGTTGATAGGTCTAAATTACGTCGTATATACCTTGCTTATTGCTATGAAAGTATGCTGATGAATGTCCACGTTTTAACTGATTTTCCTGTAAGCATGATTTATTCTTTCTTTATTATTGAAGCAACTTCGCAAGGGGTTGAAACAGAGCTCTGGAGAAAGCATGCCAACGCTGGAGGGGTTAAGGCCCTTAAAGGTCATGACCATGTAACTTATAAAACACGGGAAGTTATAAGAGGCAAAAACAAGTACATAATGGCTAAATTTATGAAAGCCGAATCAACCGAACAAGGTATGCAACTTTGGGCTGGTGTTTTGAACTCAGGAAGATACGCAGCCTGTAAAAAGGCAAATTACAAGTTAAAAGGGATAAGGTTGTACGAAAGTATTTGTAAATGTGTTTACAAATCTGGTTACCATACCGATACTGATTACAAATTTAGAGCGTCATTAATGGCGGAGTACTGGCAAATCAAACGGGATAACTTCCCTTTGAAGAAAGAATACAATGTTTTTTGAATTATTTTTCATTTATTTTTGTAAATATTTTTTTATGTAAATAATTATATTTATATTTACATATCGAAACGAACGAAAAATATTTCACCACTTAAAAAACAAAGATTATGACAATTTTAGCAAAAACAAAAGAAAACAACGCAAAAGTAAAGGCACTTAAAAAAATAGCTGGAACTAAATGGACTGGAACAACTATTCATACAAATTTAGAAGCTTGTTTAACAGGATTAAATTTAGGTAGTACAAATTCAGGATGGTATAACCCAACATCTATAAGAATAGATGGATTAAATGGTATTTTTATGATAAATCAAGATGGTTCAATTTTTTGTGAAGCAAGGGTTATAAAAGAAGATGAAAAACAATTTAAAATTGAATACATGACTAATGATGCATGGAATGAGTTTGAAAATCTTTTTTGCAAATTCATAGAAGAAATTTAAATCAATCCTCACAGGGCAGTCCCCCAGCTGCCCGCCTTTTTTCACCACTTAAAAAACAAAAAACAAATGGAAAAGAATTTCACTAATACTCAATTTCGATGGACTTTCGAAAGCATTAGCGACAACATTCCTACAATTATGCTTTTAACAATCATTCTTACCTACGGTATCAATGCGTATTTAACCGCCATTTTTTTACCGATTGACTTTTGGCTCGCGATCATTGCAGCTAGTATCTTGCAACTTGGACGCTTTGCCGTCGTTTTCATGGACTTCTTGAATCCCACTAAGGGAAGAAGTACTTACCCACCTAAGATAGCCTTAGGCGCAACCGTTGTAGCTTTGGTTGAAGTGTTCTTCGGCTTACAGGAAAAGTATGAAGGCGGCGAATTTATAACCATGTTTCTTTTTGTTGGCACAATCGTTGTTTTTGGATACCTTCTGGAAATCAACTTTGTTGACAAAGGAGTTGAGGCTTATGGCATTAACGCGCCAGAACCAATCAAACGACGCAAAAGAAAGCCAGTTGCAAAAAAAGTCACTGAAGATGCGCCAAAACAAGGTAACGGTTATGTAACTTCGTTTCAAACAATAACACTTTGAGAACATATATAGGGGTTGACCCAGCAATAAGAATAAACGGAATGGCAGCGTGTTTTATTAATCCAGATAAAGAAGTTGAATTTAAAAAATACAAAAGGTTTGTAGATTTTTTGGAAGACTCTTTTCACTGGCATAAAGATTATGAAAACGCTGTCGTTCTGGTGGAAGATTCCAGTCTCCAAAATGTAACCTTTAATTCTTCCATTAACCGCGCAATCCTTTCCCGTATGTCCCGAAATGTAGGCATGAACCAAGCGGCTTCTCGAATTGCTTACGAATGGATTAAAGAAAATGGATGCGAAGCCTACAATATTAGCCCAGAACAAAAGGGCAAAAAATGGGGAAAGGAAATATTTATGAAAGTCTTTCAAAACGAAGGCTACAAATTTGAACCAAATTTTAAACCAGCAAAAATAAGTCAAGACGAAATTGATTGTTTTACCCTGGCATTACAAGCAAAAAATTACCAAAAACATGAAAAGAAACATTGAAATTATTGACGGGCTAAGTCCCGCAACATGGAAGGAAATTGAAAAGATAACCAAAAATTATCCTAAAGAAATTCGATTTGCTCAGGGCACTCAGGCAAAGATTGCCATGCTAAAATTTTACCTTGAACCAATACTTCCAGATGTTCCGCCACCGATTGAAAGAATGGATCAGGGTAGAATGTTAACCATAGCATACAGGATTTACAAGGAAGCCGACGGCGATGTGATAAAAGATTTATGTTTGAAAATTATAAACAAAGTTATAAATTAAGATATCGGTTACGTTTGTTTTTTAGTGTTGAAATTAGGGGGTGACATTTGCGTCGCCCCTTTTTCGTTTTAAAACGTAACCCCTTGCGTCTTTGCATAATCAACCACCGCACGGGCATGACAAAGAGCCAAGGTATTCTGGAAGGCTGGGTCGAACATCATTAAAGCGTCCTTGTAATTGGTAAAGAAGCCATTTTCCGATAACACGGCTGGCATATTCGTTTGGCTCAAAACAAGGAATTTAGCTTCTTTATCCTTATCACCATCAATAGTATCGCTTCGAAACAACCATTTTGGAAATGCCTCCTTCACCTCGTTAAAAAGGAACTCGGCACAAATATCCGATTTTGTTTGTCCGATTGATGTAAATACTTCAAAGCCTCGTGCCGTCGATGATGCTGCGTTGCCGTGGATGCTAATATATAACGAAGCCTCATAGTTCTGGGCGTTTATGTTTGCCTTTGCTACGCGCTTAAGAAGACTTATATCAATAATGGGGTCGTAAACATTAATAACCGACATTCCCCAATCCTTTAAATACTGCTCAATCTTTGCCGCGACTTCACGATTAAAAACGCCTTCAAAGAACCAGCCGTAACCATGGAACTTTGCGTTATTATGCTGGAAGCACTTTGAGGGATAGGTCGTATAATTAAAAGGTAACTTTTTCTTTGCATCGATGCCTCCATGACCAGCATCGAGAAAAACACAAAATTTACTTGCTTTCATATTTTTACAATTTTAAAGGGAGGCATAAATCAATATACCTCCCTGAAGCCGCATAAGGTAGCGAATCGTCTGCGCCTATAACTTAAATCCGATGAGCGCAAAAGCCGCACCAACGATTGATAATTTTGGAGGAAGTTTCACCTCTATCTCTTTGCCAGCACATTCGCGAGATGTCTCCTTGATTTTATCCCAAATGATTTGAGCCAACTGAATATATTCCCGCCATGTAAATTTCACCTTATTACCTTCAAGATGAACATTTATCTCCGAGGCTAACTCAGCAAAGTTCATTGAGTAGCAAGCGACGTCACCCATTGGTGATTTTATTCCGTCTGCGTTTTTTAACGCTTCTTTTAAATTAGTCTGCATATTATTTATTTTAACGTCTGAAAAATCTTAATATTAATGTTCCAATGTTTACACCAGTTATCGACTTGATATTTTCCGAGATGCTGTAAAGTTCTGTAAATGCTATCAAGAAGCTAACCGAATAAACGATTTGCGAAGGTAAACCAAAGGTAACACTTGCGCCGTGAAAAATCATGATGCCAACAAAGTAAACAACCACCTTTTGCGATGTTCGATATAATCCTTTGCTCGTTATTGCCTCATTCCTTTTCCTTGCTGCGATGATCCCCGTGACCGTGTCTGCAAAAACAACAAAGATTGTAAAAATCAAGAAATGCTTTATCGGGAAAAAAAATGAAAAAAGAACTCCGCAACAAATGGAATAAATAATGCCGTCGTAGCCAAGTTTAAAGATGTTATAAATTATAGCCTTCATCGGTTTAATTGCTTTTGTTTCCTGAGAATTAATTTATTATCTAAATCTTTGAATGACTTTTCATTTGTTTTGTAAATAATAAATCTGTCACCCGTGTTTGGATAATTTGCAATGATGCCATAACTATCAGCAACAGCAATAAAAGGCTTATTTATGCTTTCGCCAATCTTAATCCTTAATTCGTTATTCTTATTTACAAATATCTCAGCCCCAGCAAGAACCTTTGTCCCATTGGCAATGGCATTGTAATTGCCTGTCCAGAACGAAGCGTATAAATTCGAAAGGTAATTAAAAGCACTTTCCACCTTACCATTAACCATACTTTTATCAAGTTTATACAAGGCGTTTAAAAACTTATTACGGTTTTCGTAAATGTTAAAAGCATCGGTCATCTTCCGTGCCTCATCTACAACATCGTTTAAAATGTAATAATAAATGGCTGAAGAATCCTCAAACAATTTTACTTGAACATCTTGATTTGTGTATACTTTTTTTACACTCCAAAGAGTATCGTCTGCAAAGATTTTAGAAATGATAACCGTATCCTGAGCAAAGACAAAGGAAGGAAATAAGGACAAAAGGATTAATATTTTTTTCATGTTTTGTTTATTTTATTGCTAACCAATAGATTTTTACAGTTTTACTTGTTGCGGCAGTACCGTCTAAATTCCATGCTTGCACGGAAAAGGTTGTACTATTTCTTGCGTACACCTCAAACAAAAGCTTTCTTTCAAAGGAAGATTCTAATCCAGCCGATGTTATAATAATTGAAACAGGAGTAGCCCCAAGTCCATGAGTAACAGAAAAAGTTCCTTCGACTGAACTTGTCGATGCTTCCAAAGCACCCCTTGTCATTAAGCCTGTTTGCGCAACCGTGGTAACCTCACCAACTACATTACTTGCATCTTTGCCAAGTAAAGCCGTAGGCGTTGCTGTAACCGTTGCAATTTTTAACTCACCATTAACGTCAAGGGTCTTTGATGGCGTTCCAGTGCCAATGCCCACGCGATCTAATCCAGCATCCACAAAAACCATGTTGGCATTTCCATTACTTTCAATGCGTGTATCAAAGTCCCCTGAGCCTTCATTTAATACCGTGGCATTGTTTACGGTAAGTGCGCCAGACAATGTCGTTGCGCCTGTAACACCAAATGTGCCACCGATTAAACTGTTTCCTGTTGCTCTAAATGTTCCCGTTAAATCTAAATTATAAGATGGATTTGTATTAAAAATTCCAACGCCAACAATGCCTCCATCGTCAACACCTCTTAATCTAATATATTCAGAACCATTAGTTCCTAATGCCCCAGACATTTCATTTATACCTCTGTTTACTATGCCTTGAAAATAAGCCCCTTGGTCAAATAAACCAGCATTATTGTTTGTTAATCTTAAAGTTACAGTTGCACCAGCTATATTTTGAGAATGTGCAAAATGAACTTCTTGATTTCCGTCTCCACTTGTAAATAAAATAGGTGAACCTGCAATCGTATTACCAACTCCTAAATTAGTTGTAAATTTTCCCGTTGTTCCATTTAAAGCCCCCGTCAATGTTCCCCCAGTCAAAGGCAAATAAGTATTACTTGCAACACCTGAGCGCAAGTAATTTGTAAGCATTGAAGCCGTGTCGCTTACTAAAAGTGTTGGCGTTGTATCTCTCCATAATCCACCAGAATAATATAAAGAGGCCCTGTCAACTGGCGAGATTATTTGAACGTCATGTAATTCATTTAAACTATAACCCGATGCTACACGAATGGCAATAGTACCATTATTTACATGAGAATTAATACAAAAGCCTATTGGCATATCAAGGTTAGGTGCAACTGGCTCAACATCTGTCCAAACACCTGCCACCGTTGGCGAAGGATAAAGGATAGCCCCAGCCGAAAAGGTATCAGTGTTGACTTGTCTTATTTTGCCAAATGAAATGACATACCCATCTTCACCGTTGCTTAAATCATGTGCGGTAATTCCTAATAAATACTTTGCATCTATTGTGCCATTAGCAATAAACTTTGCAACTGTTATTCTCCCACTTGCTCCCACCGTGCCATTAGCATAAACAAGGCTTCCTTTTGTAATCGTTGCGCCTGTTTGATTTTTAACAAGCCAAAAGTTTTTAAAGCCTATTTCATTTGGTACGTTGTCATTTAATCCAAGTACCACTGTAGCTAAATCGGAATCCCATCGCATTTTAGCCGTGTCCACGTTGTTTGTAGGTACGCTTACATTAAAAAATAATGAGTCAACAGGCTGCGTGAATGCAGAACCGCCACCCGTGCCAACTTGATTCCAAACGTTGGAAGAAAAATCAAATGAGTATATTTTTAGGTTAACGGTGTCAAGGATAACCCAGGCGTTTTGATTTGATACAGGCTGAATGCTTGCTGTGTCGGAGATTGAACCACGCCAAACAAGGCCGTCCGCCGTAGTCTGGAAACCTAATCTTTGCTTATTGCCTGTATTTGGGTACTGAGCAAAAAGGGAAATGGATAGGAATAAAATAAGGATTGAAGGCAATGTTTTTTTGCCCCCAATCCTCTTAATCAAATTACTACCCACTTTCAATAAAACCTCCTGAATTAAAATCTCACCTATTTTCCCCAACGTCTTTATAAAACGTCTTTCTTTTTTTGGTTTTTCCATCATAAAACAATCCCTAAGGTGTTATAAATGTCATTAATTTCTTCATCTTCTTCGCAAGTTGCCTCAGGGCAACCAATCGCACTTGGTATAAACGCGGTTAATGGCGTTGAATAATTGCAAAGTAAATCTTTAATCCTTTTCTTTTTTACCTCCAACCTTTGCAATAAAGTATCTTGATAAAATTTCAAGCCTTCAACGCCGACATTTTGCCCGTATTCGTTATCCAAAGTATATAAACCATTTGTTCCAAGTTGCATAACCATGTAAGGCGCTGCCTCGTATAACACGGCATTGGCGCAAAAGGATTTTAATTGTTTATCCCAAATGTCCTGATAAGCCGTTGATGTAAACGCGGTACTTGTTCCCTTGTCTGCAACCATTGAATCATACAATGTAATGCCAATCGCTGGAACAATCCAACGGAACTCCGCATCTTGAATGTGTGGGCTAATAAGTGTTTTATCAAGCCTTATATCTGCTGGCGTTGGACGTGCAACCCCACCGCTAATAACTTCACTCGGTTGTATTAATTGGCTCATTCGTTGGGGTTGTTTGTTCTATTTCAACGGGTGCGTAACCCAATATTTCTCTTTTTTCATTCAAAGAAAGGTTTTCTTCCACCTTGATTTCACCCATGAAAGACACGGGTAAAGTGTTGGAAATACCAAACGAAACATCTGTGAATGCTGGATTATAAAGCCCAATTTCTTTTAAGAAAGGATTAATGATCTTTGAAAGCATTAGATTTTGACGCGGTTTAATAACCGTATTTTGCAAGTACTCCATTTCCTGCCTTATCTGCTGATTGCTTCCAAGTTGTCCCGAAGTTGCAAAGCCCGCTAAAGACTTGCTCCATCTATTCGCAACGACAATGGCTGAGGCTGCAAGGTTTTGAAGGTTTAAAAATTCGCCTTCATTTTCTTTTGATGTGGGTATAAAATTTGCCTTTAATTTCTCATCTCTAAGAACCTGAACAAATAATTTGTGATTATTGCCCATTCCTGTAAACTTTGACTCAATACCTTCAACAAGTTTTTTAGCCTCCGCTGGACTCATCGACCCAAAGAATTGTAAAATACCCGAAGGCATAAAGCCGTTTTCAAACTTGCTTGTATTAAAACGCTGGATCCTATATTCAATCTCAGCCCACATTTTCGCACCAATCCACTCAGGCAAACCGAAGTAAAAATAACCAGCCGCGTATTGCTTCACATGAATAATTGAACGCTCCGTCCCGTCTTCAAATTTCTTAAACTCAGGATAAATCGGTACTTCCCGAAATCCTTCGCTTTCGTAAAATGTACCTTCGGTTGTCAATGGCACTTCTTCCCAGTTGTCGTAAATGCCAACGGAACGTATAATCTGGTCCGCTTCGGCTTTTCTTATACCAATGTTATAAACTGGAACATGATAAATATAAGTAAATGGCTCATTACCAACCTTACCCCGTACTATTTCCGCAAAGCAATTTCCAAAAGCATCGTAATCAAAAGCCAAAGAACCAAGTACCTCTTGTAAGTTTTGAGAATGCAAGTTAACTTGTCCGATAACTTCCTCAATCTCATTTAAAGAATCATCAGTTATTACCTCACCCTTCATTGAGGTTGTGAGCAAGGTGTTAGATTTTCCTTTCATTGGAATAAAGCCGTCACCGACAACCATGTTAACTTTGTCCTCAATGATGCGCCTAAGCGTAGGGGAATTGTTAACAATAGCAATAAGACTTTTTAAAAAGTCGTCTTTCTGTGTAAAGAATCTAACCCATTTAGCCCCTGTGAAATCAAGCCTTTCTCTGGAAGGCTCATTGAAAATATCTTCCACAACTAACATAGTATTGGAAGTATCCAAAGTGACTGATGCTAATAAAGGACTGTTATTTCTTTTTAAATTTCTATTAGCCCTGTTCGGTACTGCTTGAATTGTCTTCTTTATTTGGCTCATAGGTTTTTTTCTCAGGCGTGAAAATGACGTGTTGGCTAACAGATTTGGGGTTGGCATTATACCAACCCCTTAATTCTGCCTGTGTAAAATTTCCGATAGCCTTCTTTAGTATTCCTGCCTTTCCCGTTGGATCATTTCCAACGTAAATCATTAGCTTACTTTTTTCGCGTACTATCATGCTTTTGTATTTTAGTCAAGTGCGTTCATGACTGTTTCGCCATTAACTATGAATCTTGCTTTGTTTGTGGTACGGCAAGTAATGGTTAAAGTTTCTTGATTTGAGTCAGTAAATAAAGCACCCGATAAACCTTCGGCGCTTGTCAGCCTTGCTGGTCTTTTCTTTGAGCCAATTACCTCAGCGCCCCAAATCCAATAGTTACCCGTATTTTCAACGTGTACACAAACTAAGCCGCAAGCCTGATTTGCCATGTCTTGAATCAAGTTTCTTAACTCTTGATCGCGGCAGTTTATAATACCTACTAAACTTTGTTCAATAGCCACCGACAAAGTGTCTGGGTCTTGAGTCACCGTTTCCGTGAATGCTCCTGAGTTGTCTCTAAATTCCACCTCGTAAAATACGGCGGCTGAGGAAGCCATTGTTATTGCCGTGGTTGCTCCCGATGCGTTATTGGTTATGCTTGTCACCTGATTGGCATTGGCAATGTAAAGTTTTCCAATACCACCAGCGCAAGTACCATCGACGCATTGATTTAACCATCCGCTTGTTATTGCACTCATATATATTTTAGATTAGTAGCCTAAGCTGATTAATGAAGGGTGAATATAATTAACGCCCATTTTAAAACGAGCCTTAATATATACTTTTTCGTCTTTCTGGTCATACCAAAGTTCCAAAGCCGTTTCAGGGCTCAACACGTCGGTTGCAAGCACCTTGTTTTGTGGCGTTGTGTATTCCACATAGTGAGGCTTAGTTGTTCCCAAAGACGTTGCGATATCGTCCCAACGGAATTGAGGAATCACAGTTACGCCTCTAAAAGTGAATTGTTCAACACCGTTAATCAACTGTAATAAACCGTAGTCACCGCCGCCGCCGTTCTCAATGTCTTCACGAAGTTGTGAATAAACACTTTGAGTAACATTGAACACCTTTTGGTTAGCTGGTAATCCTTTCAGCTGCAAAGGAGCTTGGTCATATACCGCACGAAGGATTGCAAAGCCATCACCAGTCGCAAGGTCTGAACCTGAGCCTGTGTCAGTGCGTGGAACTAAATCATCCGCAACTAACTGAGGGTAATAAACCGTCCAAAATCCATCCAATGAATCGTAATTTGGATTATTGGAAGACTGGTCACCGAAGTAAGAAAGACGGGTAATGTCATTTCTTATCGCCTGTTGTGTACGGGTCAATAAAATGTTTTCAATCAAAGTTCCCGAAACATCTGGAAGCCTTGTTCCTGTTTTCAATAACTCTTCAAAAACGGTGTCCTCAAATTCGTCCCAGCACATTTCAAGGTCAACCTTCATTTTTTCAACGTCGATTGTACGCTGATAAATGTCAACCGAGCCAACGGGGTTAAATCCGCAACCTGAGTATTTTCTTACAATGTTTTCCAACTGTTGTACGAATACCATTTTCTTTTTATTCGCGACGTTACCAAGTACACGGAATTGTCCGCGTAAATCATCATCAAAAAAGACTGGTTCTAAAAATATATTATTTGCCTCCGTACCTCTGAAGGATACGTCTAATTGGCTTATTTCAACTGATGCCATTTGTTTTTAATTTTAAAGATTTGGATAAGAAATTGTTGCCGAAGTGTTGGTCATAACCAATGAATCTTCGATAACAAATGAAAACTCTGTTTTTAAACCCGCTGGGGTTGCCGTGGCGAATAATACCTTCCAATCATTACCTTTTACTAATGATGAAGTATTTATTTGTAAAATTGCCGTTGGTGCTGAGGATTGCCAATTTGAATAAGCCTCGTTACCTGATTCGTCAATTACATTAACCTTGTAAAAATCACTTGCACTTGTTACACCCGTCAAAGGTGCAAAGTTCAAACGAGCCCCCGCGGTTGATGTTCCATAAGTGAATGATACGGGAATCCTGTCCTCAAAGGTATCTATTCCGTATAACTGTTCCGCGTTTATCCCCTGAGCATTTGCGTACGGGTTAGTGCGAGCAAGGTTTTTCTGACCTACATAAGTGTTTGAGTCTGAAAAGCCATTAACATTTGCTGTTGCCATTATCTTTGTGAAATTTTAGATTGAACTAATGAAGCGAAAGAATCAAAGTGATTTGCCTTTGCTTTTGTTTGCTTTACCTTTTCATGCGCAGATCCGCCCGAGGGAAGTCCAACGCCTTTTTTTACTTGCGCCCTAAGTGCTACAAGTTCATTGCCCAATGTTTCAAGAACCGATTCAATCTCATTAATCGAGTTCTTTTGTTCATCGCTCTTTTTGTACATTGATTCCATTTCTTCCTTTTGCTTAGTATGGATAGCGTCCATTTCTTCGGGACTCATTACGAAATACCCTAAATCTCTAAGCATTGTAATTGCCGTTTCAACTTCATCATTTTTCGGCTCTTCGGTTATTACCTCTTCTTCCGTCATAACATCTTCGACTTTTTCATCGACGGCGTTAAGCAGATTTTTAATTTTTTCTAAAATGGAATTACCCATGTCATCATTTTTTTTATTGTTGGTTAATAATGCAGCTGGGACATTTAGAAATTTGTTAAGGCTATTTTGCAACGGTAATAAATCAATATTTTTTTCGCCAACTTTTACAATTTCATCAATGAAACCAAACTCTAAAGCTTCCTGGGCGGTCATCCATGTTTCAGCCGCCATCATTTCTGTAATCTTGTTTTCAAGGTCTTTCTGTTTCCCTTTACGCTTATAAACTGAGGCGGTATAAATGTCCAATAACTTTGCTTCCATCTTGTCTAATAATTCAGCCGTTGCCTCAAGTTCGTCGGCATTGCCCATTGTATAACTCCAAGGCCTGTGAATCATTAAAAAAGCGTTCTCAGTCATCTTTACTTTATCCGCAGACAAAAGTACAACCGTTGCAATGCTTGCCACCAAGCCGATTCCTGTTGCCGTTGTTTCGTTTGGGTAATTGGCAATTAAATCAGCTATTCCCATTCCTTCGGTGACTGAGCCACCACCAGACGAAATAACCAAGTTAATCTCCTCACCCTTTGCGTCGTTAATTTTACTTCTTACTGAATTGTATGAATTAACAGATTCCGAAATTTCCCCTAAAATATCAATATTATATTTTGCCATCGCTTTACTTTCCTTTTCCCTTTTAATCTTTTTAAACTTTGCCTTAGCCCATGTTTTCATCGCACTTCCACCCCAGGCATCAAACATTATTGAACCGCAAATCTCATTTCCATCTTCATCAAAGTATTTCCCCTGGTCATACGTTTCAGCCCTTGAAAGAAAACTGTAAGTTCTTTGCACGGTGTCTTCGCTCAAGCCTTCGCCGTTTGCGATTTGGTTAGCCCTTAACCAGCCAACGCGAGTTCCACAGGAAGAACCGTTGTCCTTCTTATGATTTAACGCTTTCCTTGCGTTATTTTTTGCCGTGTCTGGATAATCAGCGTAAGTCATGAGGTAAATTTATTTATTATTATTTTTCTTATTCCTTTTTTTGCTGATTCCATAGCCAAACGACTCAGGGTGTTGTATCATATTATACACAGTTTTCTCACTTAATCCCGTTTGAATACTTATATCCATAATGGCATTCATCTTGCTTTCATTTTCAAACAAGGCGGCTGGGTACAATTCCATTACCATAAATTTTGCAATGGTTAAATCTTTTATAACATTGGTTTTGTAAAGAAAATCAATTAGTTTTTGATAACTTGGCTTAATGTCATCCTTTTCACATAAAGCCTTGAATTTATTCAAGATGCTTTCTTGAAATTCAATTAATAATTCCTTATCAATGTTATTTTTCTCATTGTTCATCTCTCCAAAATTGTACTATTTGCCTCATTTTACCCACTACCTTTGTCCGACACGCTGGGCAATTCCTTCTTTCAGGCTCGTAATGGTTTACAAAGTTGTTATAAATCTGAAATAAATAATCCATATCCGACGGGTCAATCGATAAAACCCTGTAAGTCCTGTCAACCGTTGCCATGACTTGCTCTTTATATTCCTGAGGTATGCGGCTTGCAAGTTCACCCCAAATAGAATTTCCTTTCATACAATTACACATTTATAAAGTTGCTTTTACTTTTAGTTTATTTCCCTCGGCAAGATCGCGCGCAATGTCATCCGAAACGACATAGGCTTGAAGCCTGTCAATGCGATTATTTATTGCGTCCGTCTTTGCCTCAATCACTTGTAAAAAGTTACTTAAATCATTGTTGCCTGATAAGGCTTGAATGGGTGCAGAAATTGGAGGAACTAAACCACCTTCGGCAAAACCTTTGATACCAATCTTTCTAAACGTCGGAGATCCGCCAAGTAAACTTTGTTGGCGTTGATTCAATACAACCTCACCACGTTTAACGTAGGCAAGGACATTGTCTCCGTTTGAACGCGTGGGAATGTTTTGTTTACGGTTAATTCTTTCACCAGTTACGACGCCACCTTCCGCAAGGGGCTGGGCTATGATAGTCGCGGTTTGTATTCCAGCGAAAACACCAGCGGTAATGGCTGAACCAATAGTAAATGGGGGACCAGGCGGAACGGCTAAAGCACGGTTAACGGCTAAAGCACCCTGAATAATTGATTGGGCAATGGCTATTTTCTTTTCAGCCTTAGCCGCTTTTAGTTGAAGTTCCTCGGCTTGCTTTGTTCTTGCGTCGAGTAATACTTTTTCTGCCTCAATTTCTTTTAGTAACCTTTTCTTTTTTGATCCACTTGCTTTTTCCGCTTTCTGTTCAAGAAGTGTAATATTTTCCTCGGTCTTTTGTATTTCCTGATTTAAAATATCAGCATCTTTTTTAAATCTTGCCTGTTGAATAGTGCTAAAGAAATCGGTAACTAATGAGGCGGCTTGCAAATAGGTTTCAATCCTTTTAGCCCTATCTTCTAAATCCTGTTCTTCTTTTTCCTTTTGCTCTTTCCTAAATTCATCTGCATTTTTTGTCACCTCTTTAAAAACCTTTTGAATATCTTCAACCTCTTTCTTTAATAATTCTGGAGGCTTTGTAGTCAATGGCAATGTAGCAAGTTGTTCGGCGTTTTTTAAGTTATTTAGTAAATTACCCCTTGAGGCATCCGCTAATATTTGGTTTTGTTGTTCAACGGCATCTTTGATTTGATTATTAATTGCGTTTAATTTTACCGCCAATTCCTTTTGAGTTCCAGAACCAACCACGGCGTTGGAGAAGGCGCTTTGTAATTTACCACGCTCGTTTTCTAAGGCAGCGATTGAACCTTCGGTAAATGACTTAGCTATTGTTTCACCAGCTTTTGTTCCTGCTTTAGTTACAATAACATCAGGTTTAAATTTCCTTAATTGTTCATCAACTTTAGCAATTTCAACGTCTAACTTTTTAAATTCAGGGCTGCCAAATAATACAACCTTTCTTTGTTTTCTTAAATCAGATAACTTTTGTTCTAAACCTGCCTGAGTATTTAATGATGCGGCTGCCTGTGCTTTTGCGTTTTTTTCTTGTTCAATTAACGCTTCTTTGTTTATTAAATTTATTTCCTTGTTTCCATCTTTTATCTGCTGATTAAAAACTTTAAAGAAAGAAAGGATTGAACCCTCAGGCTTTGTAAATTCTGCGAAGGCTTTTTTATAAGCATTTAAACGGTTTGGCACTTGTTCAAAGTATCCAAGTATTCCAGACAAAACACTATTTAAAAATATCTTACCCTTTGCCGTTGCAATCTCAAATTCAACGCCTGTTGTTGCAAGGGTTGTGTTATATGCGACCTCGCTTATTTTTAATTGCTCATTAACTTTAAATAATTCTTCTTGTTGCTTTTGGTAAAGGTTGGTTGATAAGGTTACATCGTCCGTACTTTGTAAAACATCGCCCAATGTCAGTAAAAAATCTTTTCCAATATCTTCCCCTGGTCCGCCAAAAACATTAGCAATAACCGTTTGAAGCTGCGACCCTGCTATCCCTGTTTCTGTTATTTTATCGGTAACTAATCCAAAAGCCTGACCCGATGTTACTGAACCGTTATTTATATTCTCAAATAACTGACTTGTAAATTCTTCGCCAAAAGCATTGGTTAAAGCATCCTTTGAACCCTTTGTTTGTTCTTGAATCCTTAATCCAAATTCCTTTACCGCGTCAAGTCCTTTGTCTGAAAATATACCTTCATTTGCCGATGCAATAGATACCCTTAAAAAATCTTCGGCACTTAATCCAGCATCTCGAAATTGAACAGAATATTGCTTTAAGCCGTCAAGAAATTGTCCCTGAGCGTCCGCACCTTTTCGGAATCCAATTTCAACCACGTCCAAAGCCTGAGCAAAAGAAATACCTAATGCTTTACTTGCACTATTAGCCGCCACAACAATGTCATCGACATTCTTACCGTATGTAACCGCTATCGCCTGACTTGTTGCGACAACGGCCTCAAGTTCATCGCCTGTTATTTGTGTAAAGTTGGTAACCTGAGCAGATAACTCCTTTGTAGCCCTTGCGGCTTCGATAAGACTTCCAACAATTTCACTAATGGCTTGAAAAGCAGTTAAGGCAATACCAATACCACCAAGCCCCGTTGTCAAAGCGCCTGAGGACTTGCTTAAATTTGCAAAACCGTTTTGTATTCCACCGATGGCACCTGTTACCTGTCCTAATGTTCCGCTTAACTTAGGAAAAAAGTTTGATAAGGCTTCGGTATAACCGCCGACGTTCCTTTGAAATTGTCCGACATTTGCATCAATGCCTTTTAATTTCTTATCTAATTGTCCAATGGAAACAATTAAATCCCTTGCCTCCTGACTTGATGCCTGTTCCGCTGCTGCTAAATCCTTGTATCTTTTTCGCTGGTCGTTTAATTCCTTTGATAAACGGCGGTAAGCCCCTTCGCTTTTGTCAATACCCGCGATTTCTTCCTTCCTTAACTTGATTTGTTCACGGGTAACATCATTGACAAGTGACTGAGCGGCTTTTAAATCAACTAACTTCTTTTCAAGTTTCTTGATTTCGTCAACGTCCGCTGTCTTTTTTAACTCGGCATTTATATCAGCGATTTGCCTTTTGAGTTGCGTTGCCGTTTCAATCGTTCCAGCAAGTCCTTCTATCTGGATTTTAAAACCTATTACCTTTTCTGCCATTATATTTTTATTTTATTAATGACATCTTTGAGGTATGCCATATTAATAATATATTCATCGTTTTGCAAAACACCGCGTATCAAATTCAAATGAATCATGGAAGCCTTTTGAGCAAGGTAAAACACGCGCCCCGTTTTCTCGATTTCATCATCGAGAATAAAGGAAGAATAAAATTCAAGAAATACCTTTTTGCCTAATGCCTGTTTATCTTCCATTATCCTTTTGTTACGCCGTTTACAACTACTTCATAATTTGCCCCGTCATAATGGGTATCAATGTTAATACCAATGGTTGAGCCACCAATTATATATTGAACGGTTGGTATTAACTTTTGCCCGTTCATGAATACAAGTACATTTGCATTCGTGTTGCTCACCTGAGTAATACCCGAATTAGGCGCAAGTACCAAAACATTTGTCATTGAATTAAGGAATGGCGTATAAGATAATTGGATGTTCACCGTTGCTCCATTTGCTCCCACTAAGCCGCTGCCCGATCCTGTTACCGTTCCCGATTGAGGCGAAGCCCCAGCAAGTGTAATCGTGTTGACAACTTTTGTCAAATCGTTTGTATTAGGTTTTTCATCGTATAATAAAACCGTTTTCGCTGGGCTATTGGATTTTGGATTGTACTCCAAGCTTTGAATTATAAAATTCGATGAACCAATGATTCCCTTGCGCCTAAATGAAAGCTGTGTAATATCTTTTGGTTTCCATTTCGCAAATGTGGTATAAACCTTACCAAGTTCAATGCGCTTGTAAGTCTGCAAATGAAATGTTTTAAAAACGCCTTGCATTACGTTTGTATAATTTGTAACCTCGTCCGAAAAGGATAGATTAAAATCTGCACCGCTTGGGTCATTGTAATTTACCATGAAGGCTGCAGGAAAATCAAAAGCCGAAGCCGCTGAACTTGTCTCATCGAACAAACGTACATAACCATCTAAGCCTCCACGTCTTCCAGCGTAATAAAGCAAACGAGGAGCAAGGTTGTAATTTGGTTCGGCGTCTGTCACCGTGTTATAATCGTCACCAAATACTAAAGGCATTTGTGCCCCGTATGTTCCACCCGATGTTATTTCGACATCGTTAATGTGAATGGCTTTTGCGAAGAACTTTGTATAAATAAATTCAATACCATTTTCAAATCTATCCTGGGGGAAATTGTAACCGCCTGAGTAAATGTTTACCCCTCTTCTTTCTTCTTCCTTATTCGTAGTATCGTCATCCGTGGCATACGCAAGAACCTGACTTGATTTGTATCCGTCCAACACTTGAAAGTCTGAGCCATCAATGTCACGCGTATTTAAATCGTACTTGTTTGAGCCTTTAAAGAAGCCGTCAAAACTTGTAAGGCTTGCGGCTCCCGTGCTATTTGCCCGATACCTTATCGTGTAATCATCTTTTGGGTATGCGTAAACCTGTCTATTTAATACGTCTGTTTCCCATGCAAGGTTGAAAACCGTGGTTAAATCTGCTATTATGTCTCGAACATACCATGAAATTGGAATAATGTATTGAATGTTTACCGTTTCCCCTGTTTCCAAGCCCTCTTTTTCAGCCACAACCGACAAAGAACCAGCGATAGAAAGATTAAATGTAACGTTTTCGTACCTTAATCTAAGTTTCACGGTATCGGTTGCAACTAAATCACCAAGAAATTCAAGGAGAATTGAATCATTTAAACTTGTTTCATTTGTCAAATCATAGGTTGAAACGTTGTTTCCGTTGACCTCAAAGAATAAAATGAGTTCCGCGAACTGGTTTATATCACCGATGGAAGCAGTTAAGGTAACATTTAACTCAGCCGCAATGTCATACAAGGCACTTATTGGAGCGGTATAAACGCCGCCTGTGTAATTGCCCCCTGTGTCAAAGTTCGGTGACGTTGTTTCATCGGTGAATGCAATGTCAACCGTCCCATAATCACCAGCCGAATAAACAAAACTTGAAGGCGTTGGATTGGAAGCCCTGAGGTTTACAAAGTCCTTTATGTAATCAGCATCAAGGTTAAGACCCATTGGAATAATCAAACGGTTAAAAGGATCCGTCTTAAAAATGCTATTTAACTGATAACCTTTGTTTGCAAAAGCTTTTTCCAATATTTGCCAAATGAAAATGGCAGGGCTTAACTCATTGTATAAAATGTATGTTTCGTTTTCCCACGCTTTCCATTTCATCAGGATAAAACAATACTCAGCCGTCACAGGATTGTAACTTGCCTTAACCGTTGTTTCACTTACCTCGATTGTACTCCAGCCTAAATCCCTTACCAATATATTTCCTACGTCGGAAAACCAATCTGCATTGTTTCCAATCAATGAAACTTTGAAATTGGAGGCAACAAAACCTGAATTAATTGCCTGTAAATCTGCTCCTTCAAGCCTTGCTTTTCCTGTAAGAATCGGCACGCCATCGGCTTCTAATCTTGCAGATAATAACTTGTAAGCATTGGTTACAATAGCTCCAGCATCGGTTATATTTTGAAATATGTTTACGTTTGTCTTTGTTGCTGGTAACGTCACATTTCTTTTAGAATGCGCACCCGATATGTTTCCAAGTTCAATATTCTCGATTGAATAATCAATGGTAACATTAACCTCGTTTTGATTCAAATCAACCTCCTGTCCACCGATGAATAATTTTATCATAGCTGGGCGGTTGGTTTATTTGGGTAGGTAATTTCAAAGTTAACTTCGATATCCGTTGCCCTGTTATTATCAGTCAATGTTTCCGCGTTGGAAATGGTCACATTGACATACTTACCATTCTCAATGATGTACACCTCAGGGGAATAAAACATTGATGAAATGTAAACCGCGTCTTCATGAGGAATATTGCATTTAACTTGCTTTCTTTTGTTTACCCTTTGATTTGTCTTGATGATTGTTTTATCATAACTGTTTGCCCGTGGCGATGCTGCCACGTTCCACGGTTGCGAAATATTGATTATGTCCGCATTGGCATTTTGCAAGTCAACAATTAATCCACGGAACTGATAACTTTCTGCACCGCCATATTTCCCGAACCAATGCAAATCAATGTTATCATTGCAATTAGGTTCAATGTTTACTTGAATCTTTTCAGAAAGTCGTGAATACGAACCAGTGTAATTACCCACGCTAACCTCGTAAAACGAATAAGCGCTGGAATGAGTGGGGAAGTTGCCGCTATGAAAAACAGCACTGCTCCCAAATACATTAGCGACACCAATAGAAAGAGAATATAAGTCATTGTTTGCGGTTGAGTTTACAAAATCTACAATCGTCACGGCTGAACTTCCAGACTTAGTCCAAAATTCAAATTGAGCTGCGTTTATACCTTTACCAATAAATGAAAGAAATATATTCCCGTCATCATTGCATCGCCTGTCTTGGTTATTCGTGGTAAGGAATCGAAAAGGATTTGCCGACGGTGAATAAAAGTCACTTAGATTAAAGTCGTTTTCATCGCCGTAAAACTGGGAAGGAATCACAAAGCCTGTTGAACTGAATTGACTTGCGGTTGAGGTAACAAGGAAACCAGCACTACTTACCGTTTGGTTTTTTGAAACGCAAAACACGGACTTTATAACATCGGTGTTCGTTGTCAATGAATAAGTATCAAGTGTTCCAAAGAAACTTGTCTTTGCCCCTGTCAATGGTGCAACATCGGAATAAAGGAAACTTTGAACATTGGTATCAAAGACCGCGCTACTTCCACTTGTTCCCGTCTGAGCCGCTAAAAAAGATCCTGCAAGGCTTCCACCAACGTAAACATCGACTTGTTGCTGAACAACCGCCGACGGCTCAATGCTTCGATAAGATACAGGATAAAGAAGGCTGCTTAAAATGTCTGGGTTTATCGTGTAACTCATCTGTTAAGAATTGATTTGTAATAACTTTCAATCGTTGTCTCCACGCTAAAGGTAATGGCATTCTCGATTAATTCAATAAACTTTGCACTATTTTTGTCCAAAGCCTGTTCGATGAAGCCCGTCCGTTTACCTGTTTTGGAATACTTAATGACGCTATTTTTCGTAGGCATTCCCTCCTTTTTATGCTTACTTGCGATGGCGAATGCAATGCCTTTAGATTCCTTTTCACTTTTACCCATTCTCTGTTGAACATATTTCATTAAGCCTTTAATGTATTCACTTTCTTTTCTTCCGCTTCCAGGGTAATAAGGTATTCGATTTGCAGGCACACCTTGATTATTTATTGCCATGTAATCAGGAACAAAGCCCTCAATTATCAAAGTATTAATTTCCATCCTTACCATTGTTTCCATTTGTTTCACGGCTGAGCCTGTTAACTCATGCCCCTGTAGCCGCCATTCATTGGCAACCACGGAAATGGCTAACACGCTTATTTCATCCGCTAACTTTTGTAAAGATGCTTCCATGATAAAAGGTAAGGTAACTTTTTCAAGCTACCACGTTTTTAATTAACCGTCAAAACCAATGCACCAGCGTTAAATTTAACCTCATCACCCGTTGCGATAACCTTTGACGCGGCTAAAGCACCGTAAAATAACATATTACCCGATGCACTTGCATCGAAAACAGCTACATGGCTTGCAGTTGCCGCACTTGAAGCACTTGAGGTAATGGTAATCGCTGTCGTATTTGCTAACGATGCAACGCCACTTGT